ATCTTGGTCGCCTTCTTTAAGATTTCTAGTGATAGCGTTGATCTTGTCAATTTCAAGCTCTTGCGGAACAACCTGAGCTTCTGCTGCCAACTTAGCGGCTCGTGCCTGTGACTCTTGAGCCTGAGCAGACAGTGCTTGAGTTTGTGATTGCTGGAACTGCATCTGCAACTGTTGTACTTGTTGTTGCATTTGCTGTGCTTGGGGGTTAGGCTGTGATGCTTGTGCCAACGCTGCAAGTAGTTCTTCACGGTTAGACAAGTTCATATTGTCAATAACAGATTGTATTAATGTATTATACAACGGTGAGTCTTTGCCCATAGTCTGAAGTAACTGTACTAGCTGTGTTACTTCATACTCTCTTGCAATAATACCCAAAGTACTACTAGCGTTAAATTTATAATCAGCCACGGGGTAATTTTCGGGGTCAAATTGCATATACCTATAAGCTGCTTTCTTAACAAACGGAATCAAGAAAGATTGTTGGAAGTTAATTAGTGTGCGTTTATGACGTTTAATAATAGCGCCAAGAGACATACTAATGCCAGCGGCAGTACTCTCGCCGTTAACCTGACCTGCAATTCCTGCTGAGTCAACGGCTCCTGTTGCTTGTTGTACCATCTGCTGCAAGGCTCCGGCCTGAGCAAAAGTGATTTGATTAACTTGACCAAAGTTAAAGGGTTGCAGTACTTCACGAGGATCTCCGTTAGTTAGTATCATCTTTCCGGGACGTACTTCAGGCTTGGCACCTCTTGGTAGTCTTGTCGCATCAATCGCCATCATTGGGTGGATTGTTAGGCTTAACGCATCAATACGAGCGCGTAGCTCTGTGTCAAGTGCTTTTTGACTGTTATAGCCTTTTTCACAAACACCACGACCCCAGAAGCGTCCGGGTACTACATCCCAAGGAAACGCTACAACAGGACGGTCTTCCATCATGTATGGGTTAGCTTCTGCTTTCAGTAACGTACCACCATTAGCGATCACTACAACGGCCTCTACGTACTTTGAGTCTGGCCCTTCCTCTTCTACCAGCTCTTCTGTATCGTCGCTCACAGCCTCATTTAGAAGCTCTCGTGGCACTAATCCATAGTACTTAGTAAGACGTACCTTATCATCGTTGTACATTGTAAGGTCTTGATCAGGCTCTAAGTCCGTATCAGGAGCAGCATTACCGACATACGTGTCACGATAAACACCCTGCTCTTGTAGTAGTTCTACTTGGTGTTTGCTTACAAACTCATCAATAGCTACACCCATAGCATCTTCAACAGACGTTGCTACAGGGTCGATTAAGAAGTTCTGAGGCAGTACTGGTTTAAGTTTAACAACAACGCGCTCAGTAATATTAACACCTACCGCTTGAAGATCACCTCCCATAACAGGTTGAGTAGCGGGGACCATCTCTTTCATTTCTTCAATAACAATTTCACCAATGCCTGTACCAAACACTGCTGAGTTAATTAAGCATTCTGCAACGGCCTTACGTACCATGCAGTTTTCAAAGTCTTCTGTAAGTTTGTTACGAAGGAACTGTACGTCTTGCTTGTCCGTATCACCAAAGTTATCACTAACATCAAACCACTTACCACGTCCAAACGTAGCCTCTTCTAGTTCCGCTACATTAGACTCAACTGCCTGTTGAAGTGCAGGAGAAATAATACGGGAACGCTCAGACCCACGCTGACTGTCAGAAGGATCCCATTGACCACGCCATAATCTATAATACTCTTCAAATTTCTGTTCATAATTGCTTTCGTAGTTATCTCTCCAGTCTTCACATTTAGTTATAACCCAATCTTCTAAGGATTCTTGAATCATTAATGGGTCCGCTTCGTATAAATCAGTCATATTAGTATCCTGCTACTACGTCTAAGATTTCGTGGTCTTCGATTTCATAATCGTAGTCGTAAGCCACATTAGCTACTTGGTCTATGTAAGCTAGAGCATCTACCAAGTCATCGTGAGTTAATGGATCAGGAAACTGAAACAGTTGGTCTAAGAATCTACTGTTCCATTCGCCTTTGTTTAATGTTATAAAGTTGTTTTCAAATCGTCCTTGCAATGCCCACATAACACGATCAGTTTTCTTTTTGTTACCGTGGGTTAACTCTTCTACTCTAAAGAACAAACCATAGCGTTTTTGCATATCAAGTAACGGAGACATTACTGCTTGTTTTGCAATACCTCTTTCGATACCCACACTAACGGGACGGTAATCTCTAACAGCCTGAAATATCTTGGCCGCTGTTTCGTCAAGACTCCATCGTCCATAAATAATATTATCAACAAACCAGCCATGCTCACTAACTTTAACGACGGCAATAGCTGTGTCATCAAGCTTTGAATTCTTGGTACGTTTCTTGTTGACTTCTTCAAAACCAGCCAAGTCAACTGCAATGTAATAGTCTCCTATTTCTGGCTCATCTTCACCAAACGTAACCCAATCTTCCTTGAACATTTCTGACCCACGCGCTTCAAAAGACGCCATAAACTCTTGGCGAAACGCATAAGAAGACATAGACTTTTTTGCCATGTCAATTTCATCAGGGTCCAACAACGGGTTATCATACGACGTAAAGTGCCATGCTTTGTAGGTCGGATCATCATCTATCTCCGCGTATTTGTACAATTCATAAAAGTGGTTTCTGCCCATTGGTGTCCCAATAAACATAGCACAGCCTTTTTGGTCAGCTAACGCAGGTCTCAGGATCTGTTCAAATACGTCAGGCTTCATGTCTGCGTACTCATCTAGAACAAGAAACTTTAACGACACCCCACGCATTGTCTCTGGTCTATCAGCCCCTTTGAGACTGATGGTTGCTCCGTTGACCAACTTGATTTGCAGATTATTAATGTGACTACCACTAATAACAGGATGTCCCAACTCCAGAAGCGTCTGCCACATAATGTCTCTGGCTTGTCCCTGAGTAGGTGCGACGTAAAATACATGACCCTTACCTGCCTGTAGCGCATTAACTATTAACATCCATGCAGCTAATCTAGACTTACCAGTACGTCGTCCCGCTGCAACTATTTTAAAGCGTGTATCGTCTGCCCAGACTTCTTGTTGCCACGGCAGTAGTTCAATGTCTAAATCCACTAGTACGTCCACATAACGGGTGTTGTTCCGCGTGTGTCTACGTGTATAAAGTCATCTGCAACGCCTACACCAGTAAATCCTAAAGACAAAGCAGCCTTTACAAGCTTAAGGCGATCAACGGCATTAGTTATTTTTATGTCTGCCGCGATCCCCTGGGCATGAGTACCCGGAACTTCTTTCTTTTTTTCTATGGGGTGCATCGTTGGATGCCGATACCCACTAGTTATAACGAAAGGAAATCCACAGTACGCCCGTAACTCGTCTAGCTTCTCTAAGAACGCCATCTCCATGTTGTTGGTTCCAGTAACCTGACAATCAAACTCTTCGCGTGTAAAGTGTTTAAGACTCATCAACAACCTCGCCTTCTATGATTGTAGGCTCAGGCACTTCTACAGCACCAACACCACTAATGTTAATCTGAATGGCATTCCTACCACCATCCTTAACAATATCCTTCTCAAATGCAGCAACAGGAAGTATTCTATCCATAACAAGCTTCCAAGCAGCCGCCTGATTCTTATGGTCATGGTCTAACGCCGCATCAAAGATAGTATCAAGTACCTTCCGGGACTTAGGGGATGCTAACATCCTTGCTTTATATTCGTTGATCACGGCAGCGTCACCCTTCGGGCGACCAACAGCGTTACGACTTCCTTTTTTTACTGATGTTACGTCACTTTTACGCGGTCTTCCACGCTTTCGGCGAGGAGGATTATCAACATCTGACATACATACCTCTTTAAAGTCTCTTTAAAGTTTCGTTACCGTGCTTATATGTCATACATTTAATGATTATCATATAATATTTATCTTACACAGCGCGGTAAAGAATCTTTAAAGACATAATATACTATTTATTGTACCATATTTTTAAGTGTTTGTCAAGTATTATTTTAAATAAGATTACATTGCCCTTTAAACTGTACCAGCACGGTCAAGATTCTGAACTGCTTAAACCCTTTTGTTATATAGGTTTCTCGTTAGATAACTAGGGGTTATATTAAGGTTCAATTTCACTCTTTTTTGTATCTAGGTAGGAACACACGCACACGCCGCAGTCACAGCCCCTCCCCCGGCCCAGATCTGAACAGTGAATTGCAAAATGCAACGCAAGATGCAAGGCAGAATGCAATATAGATCTGCAAAGGTGAGGTGTGAGAGTCTAGGTTGGACCCTCACAGGTACACTATAGACCTGTATAAATAAACAGTATTGACACTGTATCGTCATCGTGTTAGGTCAGAGCATATTCATATCGTGAATGGTTTTACGTTTCAGTATTCAGAAATAAAATGAACAGGGTCTTGTATTCCTCAAAGCCTTCACCTAAAGTTATTGACATGGCGACGGGGAGCCACAATCCCGCGAGGCGCAATCCTCTCAGAACTAACCGGCAACAAAAGCCCCCGCGTGGATGCCCATAACGGATCAGGCAAGTAGTGTAAGACCAACCGCGCCATCAGCGGGTTTTTAACGGTGGGCTTCGCATGAGGTTATAGGTTAGCGAGGGCGTGCAGTTTAGGGGTATCCCTGAATCGTAAACGAACTAGCCAGAAAACCAACACACACGGAAGCAGACGACTCACCCAAACCGTAGCGAGTCACAGCGTGTCAGCAATGGGCAGACAATCCGGAGCGATTACGATACGCAACGTTAAAGCTACGGCAGAGGGTGGATCACTGAAGGGTATTCAATGAGTATTCTTCACTGATTCACTGACGAGGGTTTAACATGAGACAGAATTTTGAAGATCTGGCAAAGGTTGCAGTCGAGCGTTACAAAGATAAAAACTTTTGTACAGTTGCGGCGCTTGCGTTGTCGCTTGATTGGTCATACGGCAAAGCTCACAGACATATGAAAAGCTACGGCAGACGGCAGCGTTGCGGAATGCGACAGACTGAGTGGTTGCCCGCTATAACGGACGCTGTAAACAAAGAAGGTAAAAGCATTCGTGAGTTATCCGACAATGCTTTAAACGGTATGACTATCGGACGCTTTGCAAAGGTGATGGCGGTCGGTACTTATTATGTACAAGTCAGAGGACACGCGTTATGTATTCGCAACGGTGTGTTGCATGATTGGACAGCAAACACAGCGGCACGTCGTCGCATTCGTACAGTTTACAAGGTAGAGGGTTAAACAATGACAGAAGGGCAGATGAAGGCAGAGATTGGAAAGATAAAAAACAGACTATACGCGCAGAAGTTAGTAAATAGAGAGATTCTGCGACGTGTTGAAATGTTAACTGAGGACGTAAAAACATTAACTACGGCCTTAATACAACAAACAACGGAGAAA